CTTGTCAGGAACACATAGTAAATTAGAAGATTATTACATACCGAGCAATAGTTTAAGTTTAAGCTCTGGAACAAGTAAAAAAAATATAAACTTTTATTTAGAAATAAACGAATATAGTTTAGATACAGATTTTACAGGAACATTATTTGAAGAAAACTATTCAACATATATACAGGACATATTTAATAGTAAAAGAAGATTAACTAAATTAAAAACCTATTTACCATTAAACATTATTTATAAGTTAAATATGAATGATAGGGTGGTTATTAATAAGCAAAGTTATAATATAAACAATATGACCACTAATTTAATAACAGGAGAAAGTTCAATGGAATTACTTAACAATAATTATATTAACAATATATCTGGAAACTTTAGAGTGTTGACAGAGGTCTATCAAACATATCCTAATTATTCTGATTATTATTATGAAAGTCGAATAGGAGCTGCACAAAATTTATCGAATGGAGATGTTATATATACAGATACAGCATTAACAACAACATTAGCATCAGGAACATATTATCAAGATGGTTCAACCGAAACAACAACAAGATGTACAGATAGTTCATATCTTATGAGTATGACAGTAAATTCATCAGGAGTTATAACAAACATATTATGTGGTCAACCTTAAAATTATGATAAAAAATATATTAGAGTTATTAAAATATACAAATGGTGAAACGGAGAATATTCGTATTGCTACAGGTAAAAATAAACTACCTACAAGTATAAAAGAGGGTATTAAACAAATTAAAAAAGAAATAAGCTATGCCAATAACTAAGACAATAGTAATAGATGCTAACGTAAAAGATGCACAAGCAGATTTAGATTTAATAAATCAAATGCTAGAGCAACAAGATGAAATTCTTGATGACTTGGAAAAGCAATTACGCGATTATGAAAAACAATTAGAAAAAACAAATTCTAAAGATTTAAATAAACGTAAAGAAATACAAGATTCTATTAATAAAACTAAAAAGTTAATTAAAGAAGAAAAACAAGATATTAAAGAAAACACTAAAGCTCGTAACAAAGCAAATAAAGCTCTTGAAGAAGCTAAAGAAGAAGCAGGAGATTTAACAGGTGTTATGGAATTGGCTGACAGAGCAACTGGTGGTTTAGCCAGTTCACTGGTAAATGTAGCAAAAGGCACAGGAGGTGTTACTAAAGGTTTTAAAACAATGCGTGTAGCCATAATGGCAACAGGTATTGGTGCATTAGTTGTCGCTATTGGTGCAGTAGCAACAGCATTAACGAATTCAGAAGCAGGGCAAAATAAGTTTAATAAAATGATGACACAAATTGGTGTTGTTATTGGAAACGTAACTGATATACTTGGTAATTTTGGTAATGCAATAATGTCATTTGTTACAGGTAATTTTGATGAAGCAAGAGAATCAATAGGAAAAGTAACAGAGGGTATAAAAAACTTTGGAGAAGAAACTAGAAAAGAAATAGCTATTGCAGGTGAGTTAGCAGATAAAAGAGCAAAAGCAGATATACAAGAAAGAAAACTATTATTAGAACGTGCAGAAGCAAATAGAAAGATTGCTGAATTAAGAGAAAAGGCAGCAGACAAAGAAAATGTAACAGTCGAAGAAAGAATTAAAGCTATCGAGGAAGCAGGTAGAATTGAAGAAGATATAACAAATAAAGAAATAGAAAATGCAAGATTAAGATTTGAAGCAAAAAAAGAAGAAAATGCTTTAAGTGAATCTACAAAAGAAGATTTAGATGAAGAAGCACAACTACAAGCTGAATTAATTAATTTACAAACAGCAAGATTAACTAAACAAAAAGCATTAACAGCAGAAGTAACAACAGCAAGGCGTGAACAAGAAACAGAATTAAAAGCAATAAGAGATGAAGCAGCAGCACAAGAAAAAGAAATAGCTGATAAAAAAGCAGAACAGAAAAAAATAGATGACCAAAAAGAAATTGATGATGCAAAAGCATTAGCTGATTTAAAATTACAAATAAGAGATGCAGAAGCAGTTACAGAGGATGAACGTAGAGAATTAGAAATAATTAAAGTAACAGAGCATTATGACAAATTAATAGCATTAGCAAAAGCACAAGGATTAGCAACTATACAACTTGAAGAAGCTAAAAAAAATGCACTTGCAGGATTTAATGAAGAAGTTGCTACCAATGAAATAAAATGGGAAGAACTTACACAAAAAGAAAAAGGTAAAATTATTGCCGATGGCTTTAATAATATGGCAGCAGTTTTAGGCGAACAAACTGCAGCAGGTAAAGCAGCAGCTATTGCAGCAGCAACTATAAGTACATATCAATCAGCACAAGATTCATATAAAGCATTAGCAGGTATTCCAATTATTGGTCCTGCATTAGGAGCAGCGGCAGCGGCAGCGGCAATAGTATCAGGAATTGGTCAAGTTAAAAAAATAACATCTACACCTGTGCCAACATTAGGTGGAAAAGGGGCACCAACAATTGGTAGTGGTACAGCACCACAACCTGCACCTGCACCAACACCACCTGCTTTTAATGTGGTAGGTCAAGGGGCAACAAGTCAATTAGCTTCTGTTATAGGAGAGCAAAGTCAAGAACCTGTTAGAGCTTATGTTGTAAGTAATGATGTAACAACAGCACAAGGATTAGAACGTAATATTGTTGAGGGTGCTACTATATAAATGCAAAATAATTAATTAAATACGTTATATAAAATATGAAAATAGTTGAATTAATACTTGATGAAAATCAAGATATGGCAGGAATCGAAGCTATATCGATAGTTGAAAGTCCAGCAATTGAAGAAGATTTTATCGCATTAAAAAGTGATGAAATAAAATTAACTGAAATATCAAAAGACAAAAAGATATTGATGGGTCCTTTATTAATACCTAATAAGCCTATATATCGTAATAACGAAGGTGATGAATATTACATATACTTTTCAAAAGATACTGTCTTAAAAGCCTCTCAAATGTATTTAACGAAAGGTAATCAAAACAATTCTACATTAGAACATCAGCACGAATTAAATGGTTTAAGTTTAGTTGAATCTTGGCTTGTAGAGGATAAAGTACACGATAAGTCTAGAAAATATGGTATGAATGTACCTGTAGGAACTTGGATGGGTGCTGTAAAAGTCAACAATAAAGATGTTTGGAATGACTATGTAAAAACAGGAAAAGTAAAAGGATTTTCTATTGAAGGCTATTTTGCAGATAAAATGGAAAGACCAAAAGATTCAGTAGGATTATCTCAAGAAAAAACATCAGAAGAAATATTAAATCAAATAAAACAAATATTAATTGGTGATAATGAGGAATTAAAAAAACCTTGTTGGGATGGTTACGAACAATATGGTACTAAAATAAAAGATGGTAAGGAAGTACCTAACTGTATACCACAAAAATAATGAATAAAAAATTAAGAAACTTTTTTCCAGGCCTATCAAGTCCAAAAGGTTCTAGGCGTGCTTGTTTTTGTAAAGATAAAAATACCTATTCAGTAAAATGTTGTGATGGTAGTTTATGGGCACAAGGAATAGGAGTTATATCAAGAACAATATGAAAATGCAAAAATTAAATTTAACCACGTTATATATATAATTATGAAATCAACTGAAATGCTTAACCAAATCAAGACACTCTTAAATTTAGATGTGAAACTTGAAGAACAAAAACTTGAAAATGGCACTCGTGTAGAAGCAGAGTCATTTGAAAAAGGAAAAGAAATTTTTATTCTTACAGATGATGAAAAGGTAGCTATGCCTGTAGGCGAATACTTACTAGAAGATGGTAGACTTGTAGTCGTAAAGGAAGAGGGAATTATTGATGACCTTAGAGAAGTATCTGATGAAGTTCCACAAAAAGAAGAAGAATCTAAAGATGAAACTGAAGATTTAAAATATGAAGATGAAGAAATGAGAGATGATGGAAAAGAAGCTTCTGTTGATGACTGGCAGGGAATGGAAAAAAGAATTAAAAATCTTGAAGATGCTATTGCTGATTTAAAATCAAAGGTAGGAGAAAAAAATATGGAAGAAGAAGAAGTTGAAATGGAAGAAGAAGTTTCAAGACAACCTAAATCCAGAACAGTTAAAGAAGAATTTGAAGTAAACGAGCAATTAAAGGAAGAATTATCTCAACCTGCAGCTCAACCAATAAAGCACAGTCCTGAAACAGGAAATGCAAAAAAAGAACATTTTAGAATTGCTCCAAAAAGAAAGCCATCTACTATGGACTATATATTAAATCAATTAAATAAATAAAAATAAATAATTATGCCACAACCAACTATCACGACTACTTATGCTGGAGAATTTGCAGGTAAGTACATCGCTGCTGCTTTATTAAGCGGTAACACTTTAAGTCAAGGTGCTGTTGAAATTAAGCCAAACATTAAGTTTAAAGAAGTTATGAAAAAAGTAGCAACTTCTGGTTTAATTACTGATGACTCTTGTGACTTTACATCTGCAGGAACTGTAACTCTTACTGAAAGAATTATACAGCCAGAACAATTTCAAGTTAATCTTGAATTATGTAAAACACCATTTGAATCAGATTGGGGTGCAGTATCAATGGGCTATTCTGCTTTTGATAACTTACCTCCTGATTTTTCAAGTTTCTTAATTGCTCACGTTGCAGAACAAGTAGCTGCTTCAACAGAAAATAATATCTGGCAAGGAAATCTTGGTGGTGCTCAAGCAGGAGAATTTAATGGATTTACAACTTTAGCTGCTGCTGATGGTGATGTAATTGACGTTGCTGCTGTAGGTGGTGGTGTTAATTCAGGAAACGTTATCGCAGAATTAGGAAAAATTGTTGATGCAATTCCTTCAACTCTTTATGGAAAGGATGATTTATTCATTTACGTATCTCAAAACATTGCAAAAGCATATGTAAGAGCATTAGGAGGATATTCTGCTATTACTGATGCACAAGGCGGAGGTGTTGCAAATGGTATTGACAACAGAGGTACTTTATGGTACGGAGGTAGCGAAAATCTATCTATTGATGGTGTTAAAATATTCGTTGCAAATGGATTACCAAATAACTATGCAATGGCTGCACAAAAATCTAACTTATTCTTTGGAACAGGATTAATGTCTGATTATAACTTAGTTAAGCTAATCGATATGGCTGACATTGATGGAAGTAAGAACGTTAGAGTAATTATGAGATTTACTGCAGGTGTGCAGTATGGAATTGGAACAGAAATAGTTCTTTATTCTTAATAAATAAATTAACCAAAAATTAGGGTAGGTGGGTTAGTGCCTACTTACCCTTTTTTTATAAAAAAAATATAAACTATGGCTTGTGCATTAACAACTGGAAGAAGTTTACCTTGCAAATCGGCATTTGGTGGGATTAAAAAAGTTTACTTTGGTGACTTTGGTGGTCTTACAGCAGTTACTTTAGGTGCAGATGGTGAAGTTACTACAATAACAGGTACTCAACCTGATTGGTATGAGTATGATGTTAAGGGTAATTCATCACTTGAAACTACTGTAACAAGTTCGAGAGAAAATGGTACAACTTTTTACACTCAAACATTAAATTTAACATTAACATATTTAGATGCAAAAACACAAAACGAATTGCAAATTATTGCAGTTGGTAGACCTTATGTAGTTGTCGAAGATTACTACGGTAACCAATTCTTATGTGGATTTGAAAATGGTATGGAATGTACTGGAGGAACTACCGTAACAGGAGCTGCTGCAGGAGATTTAAGCGGGTTTACATTAACTATGGAAGGATTAGAAGAAACTGCTCCCTACTTTTTAGCTGCTAATTTAATTACAGCTGATGCTGCTAAAATAAATCCAACACCATAATTAATAATTATGTAAAATTAAGAGCATCCTTAGGGGTGCTTTTTTTTTGATTTAACATTTCTACAAAATAAGTTATTTATTACGTTATATATTAAATGATTGTATTAACCACATCAGCACTTGCTCAAAATTTTAAAGTAATACCAAGAACATATGGTACACAATTTACATTATCTGTAAGAGATGATAGTACTAATGTAACACAAACCTACGAGGTAACTAATGCTACAACATCTGGTAATTATTTAACATTTGACCAAGTTTTTAGTCCTGTATTAGTTGAAGGTCATTTTTATGATTTAAAATTATTTACTGACCCAAACTTTTGGAATACTAATTATTTTTTATGGGAAGTTTATAATGAATTTTGGAATGTAGATACAACTAACATTGATACTATATTTAAAGATAGAATTTTTTGTACAGACCAAGAAATAGACCAAATGGATAATTTATACTATAACATAAATCAAGGTCAATACATAACAGACAATTCTTATAATAATGATTACATTGTAATATGAAAAAAAGAAAAAGAAATAACTTAGGACAATTTGTTAGAAATTCTAAGTCAGAAATTAGTTTTGTTAATTTAAGCACTTATACAAGTCCAATTGTTGAAGAAGTACCAAATCAAGAGTGGGTTGGTTATGGTGCAGATAATAATTATTTTCAATTTTTAATAGATAGATACAATGGTAGTCCTACAAATAATGCCTGTATTAATGGTATTAGTCAACAAATCTATGGTAAAGGTTTAGGTGCAACAGATTCAGATAGAAAACCTGAGCAATACGCACAAATGATTACATTATTTAAAAAAGATATTGTAAGAAAATTATGTTATGACTTAAAATTAATGGGTCAATGTGCTATACAAATAATCTATTCAAAAGATAGAACTAAAATTGCACAAATAGAGCATATGCCTATTGAAACTTTAAGAGCAGAAAAATGTAATGAAGATGGCGAAGTACCTGCTTATTATTATTATAAAGATTGGACAAAATTAAAGCCATCTGATAAACCATTACGTATACCTGCGTATGGTATGTCAAAAGAAAATATAGAAATATACTATATAAAACCTTATAAAGCAGGTTTTTACTATTATGCTCCTGTAGATTATCAAGGAGGTTTACAGTATTGTGAATTGGAAGAAGAAATATCTAATTACCATCTTAACAATATTATGAATGGTTTAAGCCCATCAATGTTAATTAATTTTAACAATGGTACACCTAACCCACAAGAAAGAGAATTAATTGAGCAACGTATTGCACAAAAATTTAGTGGTAGCAGTAATGCAGGTAAATTTATATTATCATTTAACGATAATAAAGAAGCACAAGCAGAAATAACTCCTGTACAATTAAGTGATGCACATAATCAATACCAATTTTTAAGTGATGAATCACAAAGTAAAGTATTAGTTGCACATCGTGTTGTATCTCCAATGTTATTAGGAATAAAAGATAATACAGGTCTTGGAAATAATGCAGATGAAATAAAAACTGCATCCTTATTAATGGATAACACTGTTATAAGGCCATTTCAAGAGCTTTTAATAGATTGCTTTAATAATATACTATCTTATAATGATATCGCCTTAAACCTATACTTTATTACGTTACAGCCATTAGAATTTACTGATGTTGACAGAAGCGTACAAACAGATGAAGAAATTGAGGAAGAAACAGGTGTTAAGATGTCATTAAAAAAAATTGATGGTAAACAAGTTTATGAAACAAAAGAAGAAGCAGAAGAGCAAGCAGAAAAAATGGGATGTAAAGGACATCACGAACATAAAGATGGAGATAAAATATGGTATATGCCTTGCGAAAGTCACGAAGAAATAGAATTAGCTAATCAATTAAACGATTTTGGTGAAAACGAAGAAGAACTTTTAAAAGAATATGAATTAATAGATGTATCAGAAGTAGATTATGAAAGTGAAGATTTATATGACCAAAAAATAACTGAATTAAATACACCAGAACCATCAACATTAAGTAAAATTGTAAATTTAGTTCGTACAGGTAAAGCATATCCAAAACGAAAATCTACACAAGATGGTGAAACTAAACAAACAGGCAAAGAAAAGTTTTTAGTTAGATACCAATATGCACCATTAAAATTTGAAGATGATGCAAGAAAGTTTTGTAAAGCAATGGTAAGAGCTGAAAAAATATATCGTAAAGAAGATATAATTAGAATGGGTAAACAACCAGTAAATCCAGGCTTTGGAAAAGGTGGTGCTGCTACATATTCTATTTGGCTTTACAAAGGTGGTCCAAACTGTAAACATAAATGGTTTAGAAAAACGTATATGTTAACACAAGAAGGTGTTAAAAGTGAAGTAAGTACAGGTAAAGCAAAATCAAAAGGTTTTAAATTTCCTGTTAATGATAAATTAGTTCCTGTTGCACCATACGATATGAAATACAGAGGATACACAAAAGCATATTGGGATAAAATGGGATTTGGTAAAAAGAAATAAAATTAAATTATGGCAACAGCGTTATTTATAAATAGAACAGATTTAGTTAGAAATTCCATACTTGATGGAAATGTTGATACTGATAAATTTATACAGTTTATCAAGATTGCACAAGAAATTGATATACAAAATTATACAGGTACAGATTTATACAATAAAATATCAACACTAATAGCTAATGGAGAAATTGATGATGTTGCTAATGCTAAATATAAATTATTATTAAATACATATTTACAACCTATGTTAATATGGTCTGCACAAGTTTATTACATTCCTTTTGCTGCATATTCTATAAAGAATGGTGGTGTATTTAAACATAGGTCAGAAACAAGCGATACAGTAGGTAAAAACGAAGTGGATTATTTAGTTGATAAAGCTCGTGAATTTATGGAATATTATTCAAGGCGTTTTATTGATTTTATGTCGTTCAATCAGTCAGATTATCCCGAATACACAAGTAATACAAATGATGATATTTATCCTGACTATGATGCATTATTTAATGGATGGGTACTATGAGATATAAACCAAAACAAAAAAACATTGAAAAACTAAAAACGTTTTTAAAGAAACAAGAAAAAAATAAAAAATATGGCAAGTCTATTTAACACAAGAATATCAGATACTTATTCAGGTTTAATTAAAACTATTGATAATGCTGCTTTAACATCTAGTTTAAAAGAGCTAACAGATGGTTCGGGATTAGCAAGTGGGGTATTTATGAATACATCAGGAGATTTTAAAGTTACTGCAATACTTGAATTTGGTTCTTTAAAAGACACAGGCGAAAA